GTGCAAAGGTATAGTCAACATTAATGTCATCAAGAGTTAGTGTCTTTGTACCGTTGTTAATTGTCAAAGACGTGCTGGATGTAGTGTGGTAGTGGTCACCATCTAGACCTGGGTCACCTTGGTCACCCTTGTCTCCCTTTTCACCTTGGATACCCTGGGGACCTTGGATTCCTTGTTCTCCTTGTGGACCTTGAGGACCTTCAATACCTTGTGGTCCCTCAATACCCTGTGGACCTCTTTCTCCAGCTGGACCCTGTGGACCAACCTCTCCCTGAATACCTTGTTCACCCTGTGGTCCTGTTTCACCCTGGGGACCTTCAACACCTTGAGGACCAACCTCACCTTGAATACCTTGAGGACCTTCTTCACCCTGGACACCCTGGATACCTTGTGCACCTTGCACACCCTGAATACCCTGGATACCCTGCGGTCCTGTAGGACCAGCAGGACCTGTTGCACCTTGTGGACCCTGTGGACCTGTTGCACCCTGTGGACCAGCAGGTCCCTGTGGACCAGTTAGTACGTTAAAGCCAGATACAAATACCTTTAGGGTTTCGTTGTCAATGACTTCTAGATGATTAATAGGGGAATTAGACTGGACCTGAATAGTTTGCATTAGCGTGTCACATCCAATTCTTTAGCAATTGTGCCTCTTAGGATTGTGTTTACAACGCCATCAGGACTTGTTGACTGAATGTCAAATACAGTGTTGCTTGGCAATATAGTGGTATCAGGGATTTCTACAGTTAGCATACCCTCAGAGTTTGCCACTACTGAGATAATCTCTTCTGGGTCACCCTGGTTCTCAACAAGCTTAATGTGAGAATTAAACTCATAGTCAGTCAAATCAACCAGCTGGTCATCTGCATCCCTAATGATAACAGTAAGTCTGGCAGTGTCTCCTGAGTAGATTCTCCACTCAATACTTGGTGGTAGCTGGTCAATTAGATTCATGGTTATTCCTCGCCTACAATATTATCAGTTTTTACTGATTCTGTAACATCTTCAACGACTACCTCAACAGTTTCTTCTACTACTGGTGCAGCCTTCTTAGACTTCTTTACTGGACGCTCGTACTTGGTACCCTCCTGGACAATGCCATCGCCATCAGCGTCAATAGCGTTAGGGTTGTATCCCTTTGGTGCAGGGAATGGTTTCCTGTGTGTATACATTTCTTCTCCTTTTATAGGACAGGGTAGGAGATGGGGATTTCCCCTACCCTGCCAGGTAACCCACGGCTATGTGGGATTCTTTGTATTCAGTCCAACTTTTAGCTGAATGTGTTCTTCATAGATGTCAAAGTACTTGTCTCTCCAAACATCCACTTCTTTCTTCAGTTCCGCAATCTGAGCTTTCATCTCATCAATCTGGTCCTGCAATTCTTTTCTCAGTATTTCCTCATTAGATAGTGTCATAGTTCTCTTGTTGGTCAGGTACTTGTAAGTTGACTGAACAATCATACCTAGTGCACCTCCACCAAAGATTGCTGCTATTGTTTCTGGGTTCATTGTGCACCTCCTTCTAATGCTGCTAGACGTGCCTCAACGCTGTTCAATCTCTCTTCCTGGTCTTTAATAATTGTTACAAGTGCAGCAGTTAGCTCACCATAGTAAACACCATCAGGAATTAGATTGCCATCTTCATCCTTCATATATGAGACAAACTTATCAAGTGATGTACCTGCTAAGTTTTCAGCAATAAAACCACCATAGGTAACTGCATTGTCACCAAGTTCTTCTACTTCTTCAATACGTCTATATGACTTTGGCTGCATGTTTAAGATATCGTTTTTGTCAACTACAAGGTCTTCAATATCTTGCTTATATCTTGCAGATGACCCTTGCCTTAAAAGGTTTCCATTGGTATCAAACAATGCGTTAACTGTTCCTACACCAGACCTTATGTCCATAGTTAATGCCCCAGAAGATGAAAGGGTAACTTTAGCATTTGAGCTGTCAGCGTTTGCAACAATGGCACCAGATGCACTAACGCTTCCACCAATTGTGGTACCACCATTAAAAACACCACCATTTATTGTTGCAATTGAAGTAGATGAGAGTGAACCATTTACGTCTAAGTTGCTGTTAAAGCTTGTACCTGGAGATAATGCCACACCAGAGCTATTTACAGAGAATACGGTAGACCCATTTACTTGGAAAGCATGGTTACTTGGTGTGTCATAGTTAAAGTTTGATAATCCTGTTATTCTTCCAATTTCTGTACCGCCAGAGTTAAAGAATACAAGTGAGTTGGTTGACTCAGACATAACTACACGCTGACCAGATGATGATGTCTGGACACGGAAACCTGTCAGGGTACCAGCAACAAGCCTATTAACGTTAATAGAATTAGTAGTAATCTTTCCACCATCAATAGTAGTTGAGTTACCGTTGATGTCTCCTGCTGCACCACCCTTAGAGATGAATAGTGTACCAGCTCTAGCCTCTGTTATGTATCTTGCATCACCAACAGTTGTTGTGATGAATAGACCATCAGCTTGTAGCTTGGTATAGTATCTAGCATCGCTAGTTGTCTCAGTCATAAACAAGCCATCAGCCTGAAGCTTAGTGTAATAGGTTGTTCCTGCATCTGTCTGTGTTAGGAAGATACCTCTAGCAGTTACTTCTGTTAGGTACCGTGCATCTGCAGTGGTTTCAGAGATAAAGATACCGTTGGCAGCTACCTTGGTGTAGTACCTGGCATCTAGCAAGTCTAGGTCAAGGGTGTTCTGTGCTGGTGCCCAAGCCTCAATGTCTGGGGTATAGGTCCATAGCTGACCATCTTCTAGGTTAATAGCTACCCTAGCACCCAATGCTTCAATACCAGATGATGTAATCTCTGTCTGATTCTCACACTGAATGACTGCTTGATTCATTAAGAATTCTTTTACCCTGGCACCAGGGAGTCTCTGTCCATCTACAAAGTTAAAGTATTTAGCTGCCATTTATATCCCCTTCCAAAGCTCTGCACTCATTACCCAGTTCTCAGGAGTGATGCTGTGGCTTAGTCTGGAAACAATGTATTTTCCATCAATAGTGTGGGATGGGTATTCAATACGTACCCTGGTGATTGCGTAGCCTGGGTCCCAGTCCCATGAGTTGTTGAGTAGTCCATCACGTCTGATAGGTGACCAGGTTAGAGAACGAACACGTGTATCTCCTTCTGGCAGGGTAAGGTCATTTGCCCAAGACTGCAATTGCTCATCTTCACTACCAGTTGGTCCTACAGCAACATAAAGGTCTACATCAAATGGTAGGTTACCAAGTGCATTAATACTAACAGTGTTACGCTTGACTACTTCCTCATCTGCAGCCAAAGCTACGTTAGCAGAGAACCTAGCAGTAATCTCATTTGCAATATCGTTCTTACCAAAGGCTGTCTCAATGTCACCCATGCAGAAGTGGTCCTGAGAGGTGCTGTGCTGGTTGCTAAATCCAAAATCATCCCCTACTGTACCTAGGTCCAATTCATCCATTAGGTAGTCGTAGTAGTATCTACCAAAACCATAGACAACACCAGTGCGTGATGCAACAATCATTCCTGCTTCACCCTGCATAACTTCATTCAATAGTTCACCAGTAGTTGTTGTTCCTCTGTCTCCAAACTCTTCTGGGAAGGTAGAACCACCATAGAGAGGGAACCAAGCAGGACTAATCTCAATGTCAGGATATGCTGGCAAGATAAAGTCATCAAAGATTCTGTTGACCCTGGTAGCAAAGTCTTCTTCAGGAGCAACGTAAGCACCTTCGTCTACTGTGACGTTTAGTATCTTAGATAGCCAGTCTGAGCATTGCATACTGGTTGTTATGTATCCATCAGCAGAATAGCTAGTCTGGATGTCATCTACGAAGCCTGTGAAGATTGGAGAGTATTCTGTTTCTCCTGGTGGTCTGATAAGTACCCTGATTTCTGCATTCAATTCAAAGAGTGGATTCAGTGTGGGGTCAACAGCGAATCCTGATAGCACGATAGACGCTGTTCCTACTTCCAGCGTTGGCAAGATACTCTGATTGACACTGAACCCACGGTCTATGTCAACTGACACTACGCCACAAGTTAGTGGGTGCCATGTTGGAGAGAGGTCACCAAGCAGTGCTGGTCCTCCCAATTTGCTTTCCCCAATGATAAAAGAAGTTGAACCATAGAGTTCAATCTTTACATCTTCATCTATTCTAAATGTCATTAGTTACTGAACACCTTCTTGCCAGTCTTCTTTTCATATGCCTTAATCTCAGCAATGATTTGCTGTGGGGTAATGTTAGGATTAGCAATACTGATATTGTAGGTATTCCCCTTACCTGCAGCAATTGTTTTGTTCAAGCCATTGATGGCATTTTGTAGTCCTGAAGTAGATGTGCCAGTAATGGCAAGATTACCAGCAGCACCTACAGCAGCACCTGAGCTTGCAAGGTCTTTGCGTAGTCCAAGGAACTCATTCAAGCTACCCGAAGTTACGAGTTCCCTAGCTGCAACGGAACCTGCAAGAGGTCCTAGTCCAATTAGTTCGTCAATCAGGGCAGCGTCTGCACCCTTCTTGCGAAGTTCAATAATGTCTTTAGAGAATGTCTTTACAGCATCCTTGATTCGCTTCATCTGAGCGATAACCTTAGCGACACTGAATCTAGCAGTGAAGCCATTTGAGATAACACCAAATGATAGTCCTACAGCGTCTCTGAAGCTCTCTGAGGCGTTTTTAATTCTAGCCTTAGCCTCATTCAAAGTTTGCTGTAACTTCTCTACAATCGCCTTTACACGCTTCTGGAAAGGTGTATCTCCTGTGTCACCAGCTGGGTCTTCTTCTTCTACAATTGCATCTGCAATCTGCTTACGAAGGTTGCTAAATCTATTCTCTTCACCAGTTGTAGCACCACCAACACGTGCGTCAATATCAATAGTAATCTTCTTGCCATCAAGCTGTTCAATGATATTGTTTACGCCACCTAGTGTGCTTCTTACAAGTCCACCAGCCTGGTCTAGTTCTTTTAGACCCTGCTTGTTAGCATCAAAGTTTTGCTTGAGTCTGTTTAGTGGACCATCAAGCTTCTTTACGTTGTCCCCTGCTTTTACTAGGTCATCAACTGCCTTGGCATTCTTTGCGATTGCGTCTGCACTGTTATCAGCAGTTGTTGGTAGCTTCATAAAAGCATCGTCTACTGCCTTTGCTCTCTTCTCAGCACCACCAAAGAAACCAGCAATGTTGTCACCAATCTTTACAAAGAAGTCAACTACAGCCTTACCTGTCTTGCTGAATGCACCTAGCACACCACCAAGAATCTTGAATGCTCCTGTAAATGGAACTAGGAACGAACCTGCATAACCAATCCAGTAACCAATAGCCTGAAGTCCCTTGCCTAGCAACTCTAGGAAGCCAGCTAGTCCACTGACCTGTTCTCCTGCTGGTAGGAATAGGTTAATCCAACCAAACAAACCATCAAACAAACCATCTAGGACTGCTAGAACACCCTTTAGAATCTCACCAAATGCACCAATCAAATCTGTGATTGGCTTTAGTCCTTCTGCAAACTTAGCAAAGCCATTGTCTGCTTGTGCTGTACCGTTTAGGAAATCTGTCAAATCAGTAATTGCCTTGACAACCTTAGTGCCAAAGTTAGTAGCTGCTGTTCCTGTACCCTCAAATGCAGCCTTAACTCTGTTGTTGATTGCATCTGCAAGGGCATTAATCTTAGGTAGGTTGTCATCAATAAAGGTTGCAATGCTGCCTAGGGCAGGTAGGAAAGCAGCACCAATGGTTTCTTTTACCTCGTCAAAGGCAATTCTAAGTCTGTTGTAAGGGTCTAGGTTGTTTGCTGCAGCAGCTGCACCTTTGAACTGCTTCTCTAGGTCAGCTACGAAGTCTGATGAGTTTCTAATAGAAGGGATAAGCTTAACAAGGCTAGCAGTGTTACCATTCAATGCCCTGGACAATGCTGTGGATACAGAGTCTAGAGACTTGCCTGTCTGAGCTGAGATATCAGTAGCAAGGTTTAGTAGTCTAAATGCACGTGTTGTGTCTCTAGTAGACCTAATTAGCTTGGCATAAGCAGGACGTAGTTCATCATCTACAACACCTGTGGCTGACTGAACAGCACCAATCTGTTCTTCCACAGAGGCAACAACAGCATCAGAAGCACCAACGGTATTCCTGAGCTGCTGTGCCAACAGTGTTTGAGCTTTGATGTCATCTACGGCTGCCTTTGTGAGGCTTGAGATACCGCTGGTGATTGCTTTAAAGGAGATTCCAACACCAATGGTTGCTAGGGCAGTATTAATACCCCTGGAGATACCTTGTGCAGACTTCTTGAGTCCGTTGAGCTGCTTTGTAGCACCCTTGGTAGCCTTGGTAAGGTTTTTATACTCACCAAGTATCTGGACTTCTAGATTGAGGCTCAAAGCAATTCTCCTAATTCATCTTCAATGCTACTTCCACCACGCTCTTCTAAGGCTTCAACGAATGCATTAATCTCATACAATTTTAGCTTCTTGTATTCACTAGGTGACATTTTGGTAGCCAAGCAAAAGCTAGCCATACGCTTAGCAGCGTTACGGACTAGTTCTCTTTTGGGTCTGCTTCACCTGGCTGTAGCAATTCCATTGCTTCTTTAAACGATACCTTGCCAGCGTCAGCAATGGTGTACTTCTCGTCTTCACGCTTCTTGACTACGAATACAACTGCCTTTAGGCTCTTGCCCTTTAGTGCAGTGTCATCCATTAGTGCATCAATTGGAGAACCAGAAATCATTTCAATGGTTTCTACTTCTTCTATGGTTAGTGATTCAAAATCAAATTTAGCCATGTTAGTTACCTTCCTTTGTACTTGTCTATCAGTCTTTGTAGGTTATCAAAGTACTGCTTGTATATCTTATCAATATTAGGGTTGATTGCCCTACTGAAGAATTGGTTTGGCTTGATACCCCGTCTAAACCATCCCCAGTGAATTGGATTAGCATATGGAACTCTTGCTCCACCTGCTCTTACAATTGCTTTTCTTTGCTGAGTAGCAGTTCTAATACTACCCCTTAGCTTACCTGTCTTGACAGGCACCAGGGTTCTGGCTTCCCCAGCAACTATCTCTGCAGCGTCTTTACCTGCTGCTGCAATCTCAGATGCAGGAACTCCTACGTCTTTGAGTGCTCTGATAGCTCTGTTTAAACCAGATACCCTGATGCTGTCTTTAGACATGATTAAGCGGTTACAACCTCTACACCCCAGTAGATGTCGCTAGCTGGTGTGTGGGTAGCGTTTGATACCTCAAGTGCTACAGAGAATGTAGCAGTCTCACCAGCAGTTAGTGCTAGTGGAGGAAGCTCGCTGAATACAACGGTTCCCTCGTAGTGAGGCTGTGATGCCGATGCGGTTGCGTTGCCGTGTGGGGCAATGGTGAAGCCTACCTCAGTGCCGTAGTTGTCCCAGAGGGTGCGGTATAGCGAACCAGCTGCTCCAGAAGTAATTCCTTCTAGGGTCAGGGTCCACTGCTTACCAACAGATACCTCACAGAATGTACGAACGTCACC